TGGGTTTACCGAAAAAGATGTTACAATTGAAGTGAAAGATCATATCTTGACTGTAACTGCTCAGCGCGAGCAGCGTAGAGAACAAGAAAAGTATCTTCATAAAGGCATCTCTGCTCGGAAGTTCAAAAAGTCGTTTCGTCTCTCAGAATACACTGAGGTACGTGGAGCTGATATGAAGGATGGCATACTTGCGATTGGCCTCGAAGTAGTCCTTCCCGAAGAGAAGCGTCCCCAAATGATAACAATCAATAGTCATAAGGGGAAAACTAATGACAGCACTAGCACTAAAGGGCTATTCTCTCGTACGTAGGTCATTCATTACTGCATTCGCAGTATGGATTATTGGTCACTTAAATGCAGTTGGTAGAGCGATTCAAGTTTCAAGACAGATTGAAGCTAATCAAAAGCTAGCACACTTGCTTAAGCACGAGTATCCACATGAAGATTATGCGGGTATCTTAGCGATTCTTAATGATAAAACATTGAAGGAGTATTATAAATGATTGCAGTACTCAAAAAAAATGTTAAAGCTTGATATAGCAAAGAACACACCAATGCTAAAATATCGTGAATCAAACTATACTCTTGCAGAACTTGAGCGCCGCCTAAATGCCGAAGTTCAAGGTTATGGAACAAGATACTAATGTGGCCATATACTGACGACGAGTGGGAAATCTACGCATAATAAATAAAAGGAGCAGGCAAGTCTTGCTCCTTTTTACACGGAGGTAGTATGATAGGAGAACCAAGATACTGTAAAAAATGTGGACATCGTTGCCACTGTCTTACTACAGAATGCAATGAATGTCATAATGATGTTTGTTACGGTTGTGACTGTGATTTACCAATTATAGATATACCAGATTCTTTTGTAAAGGAGAATACATAATGGGACCTAATGCATTTAGAAGAATGCCACAAAAAAACAAACAAGAAAAATATATTGAAGCTCGTATCAAACAATTAATGGATGATATGAATAAAGCCAGTGATGAATATGACAAACAGTGGTATAATAGACTTATACAAGAATTAACTTGGGTACAAGACATGGGTGGAACAAAAGCAAAGACTAATTGTTATATGGAAAAAACTCATGTTGGCGCTATTGGAGGAAAAGAAATATGGACTTAGGAAAATTAAGAGCAGACTTAGAGTTAGATGAAGGAATAAAGTATGAAATATATCTCGATCATCTTGGTCTCCCTACTTTTGGTATCGGTCATTTGGTCAGAGATGAGGATCCAGAGTATGGAGAGGACGTTGGCACTCCAGTCTCTGAAGATAGAGTGGCTTCAGCGTTCGAACAAGATATACAAATCACAATTGAAGACTGCGAAAAACTCTATCCCGATTTTTACGAATTGCCAGAAGAAGCCCAGCTCATTATCGCAAATATGTGCTTCAATCTTGGGTACCCTCGACTCTCTGCATTTAAAGGAATGAAGCGTGGTGTAGATGCGCGCGATTGGAATGCTGCTGCAGATGAGATGGTAGATTCTCGTTGGTATCGCCAAGTGACAAATCGTGCAGATCGACTCGTAGAAAGAATGAGAACAATTGCATAAAAGAGTGTACAATCCATTGAAACTAGTGTATAATATATTATGTTGTTGGAGGTTGTATGTCTTTTTATACGAATGTAGATCGTTGCGGAAATAAAATATTATATCGCGGATATAACCATCAAGGTGTTCCGCAAACTTTAGAATATAAACTCGGTCTTGATAGAGGTAATGACTATCGACCGGTATTGTATGTGCCTTCAAAAAGTCAAACTGAATGGCGAGCTCTTGATGGCAATTATGTAGAGCCTGTATATTTTCATAACTATAGTGAAATGAAAGACTTTATTAAAAAGTATGAAAATGTAGATAGTTTTAAATGGTACGGTCAAGATAGAATTATTTGGCAGTTTATACAGAAAAAATTCCCTAAAGAACCTGAAGTAAATGCTTCTCTTATTAACACCGTCTTTATGGATATTGAGGTTCATTCAGAAGATGGATTTCCTAATCCCGATGACGCACAATGGCCTGTAACTGCTATTGCTTTAAAGTCTTCGAAGGAAGGAGTGTATCGTGTATGGGGTTGTGGCGAGTATGATAATGAAAAATCGCCACACACGCATCTTAAGATTCGATATATTCGTTGCGAAGATGAATATGCTTTACTCGAATCATTTATGGCATATTGGACGTCAGCGTATCCTGAAGTAATTACAGGCTGGAATGTCCGCGGCTTTGATATTCCATATCTTGTTAATCGTATGAAACACTTATTCGGTGAACATATTGCTCGTATGCTTTCACCGTGGCATAAACAATTTAGAGACTGGGCTATTCGTACCAAGTCTGTAGCGTTTAAAATGAAGACTATGAATACCTATCAAATTGCAGGTATTTCTCAGCTTGATTACATGGATCTTTTCCAAAAGTTTGGTTATAGCTACGGTCCTCAAGAATCTTATTCACTCAATCATATCTCTCATGTCGTGCTTGGCGAAAGTAAGATGTCATATGAAGAACATGGCAGCTTGCGCAATCTCTACAAAGATGACTATCAACTCTATATTGATTATAATATTAAAGATGTTGAACTTGTAAAAAAGCTTGACACTAAACTTGATCTATTGAATCTTGTCTTTACAATGGCCTACAAAGCTGGTGTTAATTATGGCGACACGTTCGGTACTACGGCAATATGGGATTCTATTGTGTATCGCGAACTGTCAAAAAGAAAAGTTATAATTCCCGGTCCACCTGACCGTCGTGATCGTGAAGGTGCATATACCAAGTTCGAAGGTGGCTATGTAAAAGAACCACAAGTTGGCGCACATGACTGGGTAGTTTCTTTTGATTTGAATTCTTTGTATCCAAATATTATTGCGCAATGGAATATGTCACCTGAAACTATTGTAATGAATGGAGATAATCTATCTCGTTCAGCAAAAGCTGGCGTATCATTTAATAACAATCGCGAAGGTGTATTCCCTATGCTTGTTAAGCAGTACTACGATGATCGTAAAACTGCTAAGAAAGAAATGATTGAATGGCAAAAGAAACAACAGAAAGAAGGTACAAGTATTGAGATCGAAAAACAAATTGCTTCATTAAACAATAGACAAATGGCAATTAAGATCCTAATGAACTCTTTGTTCGGTGCTATGGGTAATAAGTGGTTTCGTTATTTCGACCTTCGAGTTGCAGAAGGTATTACTCTTACTGGTCAACACGTCATTAAAACCTGCGAAAAAGTCGTAAATGATGAAATGAATAAACTACTTGGAACTCAAGATGATTTCGTAATTGCTATCGATACAGATTCAATCTATGTTAACTTCTCAAAGTTTGTACAGAAGTTTCAGCCAAAAGAACCTGTAAAGTTCCTTGATGAATCATGTCAAAATCACTTCCAAAAAATCCTCGACAATGCGATGGAAAAACTCTTCAAAGATATGAATTGTTTTGAAAATCGTATGGTCATGGAACGTGAGGTGATTGCTGATCGTGGTATCTGGACTGCAAAGAAAAGATATATTCTGAATGTGCATAACTCAGAAGGTGTACAATACGAAGAACCAAAACTTAAGATTATGGGTATTGAAGCAATCAAGTCTTCTACGCCTACAGTATGTCGTGCTAAGTTCAAAGAGATATTTAAAGTTATTATTTCTGGTACAGAAGAAGATGTACAGCAATATATCTTAAAGTTCAAACAAGAATTTAAACAACTTCCTGCAGAAGAAGTTGCCTTTCCACGTGGTGTAACTAATCTTACAGAATGGCAAGATAAGAAACTAGTCTACAAGAAAGGCACTCCTATTCATGCACGCGGTGCTATACTTTATAATAACATTCTTAAAGAAAGTAAGCTTACAAATAAGTATGAGTCTATTAGTAATGGTGATAAGATAAAATTTGTCTATCTACGACTGCCTAACCATCTCAAAGAGAATGTTGTATCTTTTCCAGTTGTAGGTCTACCACGAGAATTCAAATTAGATCAATATATCGATTATGACAAACAATTCGAGAAAACGTTTCTCGATCCACTCCAATTGATTCTCAATGCAGTCGGTTGGAACGCAGAAGAACAAGCTACATTGGAAGCTTTCTTTGGATAAAGTTGTGTACATTCGTTATAATATGTGTTATAATATACAAAATGGAGATATAAATGTCAGAAAATTGGGTACAAGATATTAATGATATGCATCGTAAATTCGGTGTGCACAAGTGGATGTCAGAACAGCTTGTGGCTGGTGATAAAGAAAAGCTACAAAAGTTTCTTGAGTTTAGAATTAAATTCTTACAAGAAGAATTAAGTGAAACGGCTAAAGCTGTTAATGAAAAAGATCCTGAAGAAATCGTTGACGGTTTAATTGATTTATGTGTTGTCGCTATCGGCACACTAGATGCGTTTGGAATTGATGCTTACAAAGCATGGGATGAGATACATAATACAAATATGTCTAAAGAACCAGGAGTTAAAGAGTCACGACCTAACCCGCTCGGACTACCAGATCTCATCAAGCCTGAAGGTTGGACCGGTCCAGAGCATGGTGGAAACTATGGATATCTCACTAACAGTATTTAATTCAATATTTGATAATAAAACTGATAAAGGCCTAGACCTTGATAATTTTGATGCGTTCGAAAAGTTTCTTTATAAATTATCTGAGATAGAAAAAAAATCTAAGAAAGACGCTGTACTTATATCTCCAGCAACTTACCAACCTGCCACCACTCGAGCAAATGCAAATGTTATCGATTGGGCAGGTTGGTGTTGTGTAGATGTTGACGAATACAAACCAAATGGAGATTTGCAAGATGACCTATGTAATCGCTTTTCTAGTTATCGCTTCGTCTGCTATAGCACTGCTAGCAGTACACTGGATTCGCCTAAGTTCAGAATGGTGTTCCCTTTGCGAGAACGAATTGGAAGTGACAGAA